GCTTTGCCGCTGATATGGAGCGCATCATTCAAACTCTCACTCACGCCGCCACACTGTGAAACTCACTGCATCACAAACTGATCTGGCCAACCTGCTAGCCACCATCGCGCCAGCTGTTGGCAGCGGCACCAGCCATCCGGTGCTCGGTTGCGTGCTGCTGCAGGCCACACCCGGCAAGCTCACCGCCTCCGCGTACAACTTGGAGCTAGGCATCACCGCCAGCTGCGTGGCTGCAGTGGACACCGAAGGCAGCGTGTGCCTACCGGCCAAGATGCTCTCCGCCATCGTCTCCCGCTCCGACGACGACGACACCATCAGCCTTAGCGCTGACGGCACGCTCGTGGCTGCAGGCAGCACCTATCACCTGCCGCCGCAACCGGCAGCGGACTTCCCTGATCTGCCGGCCGTTACCGCCAAAGGCCGCCAGATGGCCCTAGGAGCCGCTGGAAGGGCTGCGCTCGCGTGCTGCAGCACCGATGCCAGCAAAGGCCTGTTGGCGGGCGTCAGAGTCGCCGATGGGCACGTCTGCGCCACCGATGGCCATCGGATGCTGCGCTGGCCCGTAGAAGGCGCTGCAGGCGTCGCTGTGACGCTGCCCGCCGCTACGGTCAAGCTGATTGGCCAGGAGCCTGCTGTGATCGCTGCAGACGGCGCCTACGCCGCCATCGTGCTGCCCGACTGCACCCTGCACAGCCGCATCCTCGATGGCACCTATCCGGACGTGGCCAAGCTGGTGCCCGATAGCTTCAAGGTTCAGATCACCTGCGACCGGCACAGGCTCACCCGTGCGCTCGAGCGCGTGGCCGTGATCGCTGAAGCGCACAACAGCGTGGTGCGACTCGCCGTCACCGATGGCGAGATGGCGATCACCGCCGAAGCTGATGGCCGCAACGGTTGCGAGCAACTGCGCTGCAGCGGCCCTGATGCAGCCTGGGCATTCAACGTGCGTTACCTGCTCGATGGGCTGAAGGTGTTCCGCGATTGCGAGACCGTCACCCTGTCCGGCAATACACCCACCACGCCTGTGGTTCTTAAGGGTGATAGCATCGGTGCAACCTACCTTGTGATGCCAGTGCAGATCAGGGACTGATGGCCGAGCCGTGGTCGATCGTCGCTAATCATCCGTTCGACGGCGAACCCTTCGGACTGGTGTTCAACGATGATTCCACCTTTGCCGAAGCCGAGCACGTTGCGAGGTCACTACTCTGCACCTTCGCACTGCTCGGCTCATACATACCAAGCTCACCAGTTCACCCCACCCACGGGCACTACTTAATGGCCTACCACGTAGAGCCAAACCTATGCCTTCGCTGCGCTACCATCTGGGCGCGCGACATTGATGATGCCCTGCTGCGCCTTAATGTGCTGGCGGCAGATGGCATCCTCTTCATGCCCTCGCCCGGTTAAACTCTGGCGATGGCAAAAAAAGCAACCAACGTAGAAATTGACGAGCGTGTCAACGCCGTCTACGACTTGCTTTTACGCGCATACAGTAGAACGCAGATTCTGCGATACGCGGCGGAAACCTGGAACGTCGCAGATCGGACCGCAGAGACTTACATCCAGCGTGCACGTCAACTGATGCAGCTGGATGCCGAACTTGAACGCCCCCAATGGCTAGCCGCTGCCATTGCACGCCTTCAGGAATACGAACGCCGCGCCGCCGATTCCAATCAGCTCGGCGTTGCCCTCAAAGCCCTAGAAGACCAAGCCAAGCTCCTGCGCTTTGAGATGAGCTAGCCACGGAGGCCTTGATGAAAAACCAAGGGCCATGGCACGCCGTTATACCAGGGACAACCGTGGAAAGATGGAACAAGCCCGCCTGATGCCCATCCTGCTGGATGGCATCAGCAGCACCGGCAGCCTGCTGGGCTTTCTCAACCCAGAACTCAACTCATCAGCTCCAACCGCAGCTGATGCCCTAGCCCGCATCCGCGCGTCGCTGCTGCCGCATCAGCTGGCGTTCTGCGATGACACTGAGCACCGCAAACTTGGCCTTGTCTGCGGGTTCGGTGCCGGTAAGACCCATGGACTGGTGGCCAAGGCAGTCACGCTCGCGGCGCAGAACATCGGCTATGCCTCGGCACTCTTCGAGCCCGTCGCGCCGATGCTGCGCGACATCTTGGAGCGCACGATCGACGACCTGCTTACCGAATGGGACATTCCCTTCACCTTCCGTGTTAGCCCACTGCCTGAATACACCCTTACGTTTGCCGAGGGGCAACACACCATCCTGCTGCGGACCATGGAGACATGGAACCGCATCCGTGGTCAGAACCTGTGCGCCATCGGCTTTGATGAGGCTGACACCGCACCCATGCGCATTGCGCAGAATGCAACCCGCATGGCGCTGGCCCGCTTGCGTGCTGGCAACATCCGCCAGTTTTATGCCGCTACCACACCAGAGGGCTACGGCTGGGCATACCAAACCTTCGAGCGTGATGCCAAGGACGACACGCGGCTGATCCAGGCACGCACTGATGACAACCCACACCTGCCGGATGACTTCATCCCCAGCCTGGTGGCCAACTACCCGGCCAACCTGATCGAGGCCTACCTAAACGGCAGGTTCGTCAACCTCACCACCGGCACCGTCTACAACCGCTTTGACCGCAACCGTCACGTCGTCCCTGTTGACATTGAAGACGACGAGACGATCCTGATGGGCTGCGACTTCAACGTTGGCAACACCAACGGCGTGCTCGCCGTCAGGCGCGGCCGTGAGCTGCTGGTGTTTGATGAGATCGCCGGCGCTCACGACACTGACGCGCTGGGCAAGGAGCTGCGCCGGAGGCACCCGCACGCCCGCGTGCTTGGCTACCCGGACGCTTCCGGCCGCAATCGCAGCACCAACAGCAGCCGTAGCGACGTTGCCATCCTGCAGAGCTACGGCATCAGCAACATGAGCCCAGCTGCCAACCCACCGGTGCGTGATCGCGTCGCGGCAGTGCAGGCGCTACTGGAGAACGGCAACGGTGAGACCCGGCTGTGGATCTCACCCAGGTGTCAGAAGCTGATTGAGTGCTTGGAGCTGCAGTGCTGGACCGAGAAGGGTGAGCCGGACAAGGAAGGCGGCTACGACCACCTAAACGACGCCCTGGGCTACATCATCCACCGCACCTTCGAGGTGGGCCGCGCCACAGCCGGCCGGCCCGTGCGGGGCATCCGGCTGTACTAGTGCTTGCGCTTGGCCTTGCCGGCTTCGCTCAGCGCTATCGCAATCGCCTGCTTGCGGGACTTCACCTTCGGCCCCTTGGTGCTGCCACTGCGCAGGGTGCCGGCCTTGTACTCACGCATCACCTTGGCGACTTTCTTCTCCGCCTTGGTTGCCTTCTTTGCCATCACGCGCAGAATACCTACCCAAAGTTGCCAGCAACGCATCCACCGCCTGACGGAAACCTAGGCTTAAAAGAACGTGCATACCCTCGCCGGCAGTCTGAACAACTTCAGCCTTGGCCTTTCCATCGTGAAGGAACTGAAGGTTCACGATCCAGGCATCGCCTGGCAGCGGATGGAACCGCGCTGGCGATTGATCGAGCAGCTGTGCCTGGGCACGCTCGGGATGCAGGCTGCCGGGCGGCTGTACCTGCCGCAGGAGCCACGCGAAGCAAACGACAGCTACTCCGCACGTCTCGCCCGCTCCATCTGCCCGCCGTACTACCTGCGGCTTGAGATGATGCTGGCCGGCATGCTTACGCGTAAGCCGGTGCGGCTTGATAACGTGCCTGACGTAGTGCAGCAGCACCTGTACGACGTTGACCTGAGCGGTTCAGACCTGAACGTCTTCATGCAGGAGCTGGCGCGGAAGTGCATCCGCTACGGGCACGTGGGTGTGCTGGTGGATTATCCACGCGGTGATGAAGGCGATGACACGCCTGTCACTGACTTTAATAGGCCGTACTGGTGCGCCTATGACCCGCGCAGCATCCTGGGCTGGCGCACCGACGTGATCAATGGCGCGCAGACGTTAACCCAGTTGCGGCTGCATGAAACCGTGATCGTGCCTTATGGCGAGTTCGGCGAAGAGCAGGTGGAGCAGATCAGGGTGCTCGAACCCGGCCGCTTCAGGCTCTACCGCAAGCAGGCCAGCAAGTCCCGAGATTGGGAACTGATCAGCGAAGGCACCACCACGCTGGATCAGATTCCGTTTGCTGTGGCCTATGCCAACCGCAGCGGCATCCTGGAATCGACGCCACCACTTGAAGAGGTAGCGCATCTGAACCTGCAGGCATACCGTTGCGAGTCGGATCAAAGCAACATCCTGCACATTGCAGCCGTGCCGCGATACAACCTGTTCGGTGTGCCGGCCGAGCTAGATGAGATTGACGCAGGCCCCAATGCAGCTATGGCATTGCCGGCCGATGCGCGGGCTGAGTTCGCAGAACCGCAAGGCACCAGCTACGCGGCACGCTTCCAGCAGCTGGAGCGGATCGAGCGGCAGATTGCTGAACTCGGCCTGGCTGCAGTGCTCGGGCAGAACATGACCAATCAAGCTGCAGAGAGCAAGGCGATCGAGCGCAGCCAAGGTGATGCCGCGCTGCAGGCGGTAGCGCTCGGGCTGCAGAGCCTGATTGATTCCTGCCTGGGCTATCACGCCAGTTACCTGAACCTGCCCAGCGGCGGTAGCAGCATGGTGAACAATGACTTTGTGGCGCGCACCTTGGATCCAGCGCACGTAGCGGAGCTGATCAAGCTGCGCACCTTGGGTGAGATCACGCAGGAGACGCTGCTGATCCAGCTGGCTGATGGCGAGTGGCTGTATGACGACTTCAGCGTGGATCAGGAGATCGAGGCCACTCAGGCGCAGCAGGCCGCGCAGATGGCCGCGCAGGAACAGCAGTTGTCGGCTGGGCTGCAGGGGTTGCAGGGCTGATGGCGATCACTTATCGCGGTGAGCAGTTCGACGGCTACAACCAGCCCAAGCGCACACCCAAGCATCCAACAAAGTCCCATGCCGTCCTGGCGAAGGAAGGCGACACCATCCGGCTGATCCGCTTCGGGCAGCAGGGTGTCAGCGGCAGCCCGCCGCGTGAAGGTGAAAGCAAGGCCGCCAAGGTGCGCCGTGCAGCATTCAAGGCACGCCATGCGGCCAACATCGCCAAGGGCAAGCTGAGCGCCGCCTATTGGGCCGACAAGGTGAAGTGGTGAGGCAACCTATGCCGCACCTAGAGCCTGTGGCTCAACATGCCTGACAACGACAATGCCGCTCCTGTGGAGCAGCAGTCCACACCAGATGCCTCTGCCCTGCAGGCTGAGATTGAAGCGCTGCGGCGCAAGAACACCGAACTGCTCGACGAGAAGAAAAAGCTCAGCAAGAAGGTGCCTGAGCTGCCAGATGGCATTGACGTGCAAGAGCTGCTGGCCTTCAAGCAGCGCGCCGAGCAGGCAGAGCTTGAGCAGAAGGGTGCCTACAGCGAAGCTCGCCAGAAGCTGGAAGCACAATTCCGCGACCGTGAAGCGCAGTTGCAGCAGCGGCTGGATGCACTGGAAACCGAGAACCGTGAGCTGAAGGTGATCGGCCCTGCTGTTGCTGCGCTGGCCGACACCGTGCACGACCCGGATGAGGTGATCCGCCTGCGGCTGAAGCCGGAGCAGATCGAACGCGAGCCCGATGGCTCTGTCGTCGTCGTTGATGGCTACCAGCGGGTACCGATTAGCGATTGGGCAAAGGCCAGCCTGCCGCAATATCGACTGAAGGCGCCAAAGCCTGCAGGCACCGGCGCACCGGTCGGCAGAAGTGGCGGCGAGATCCCAGCAGGCACGAAGAATCCATTCACCGCAGAACACTTCAACCTGACCGAACAGGCCAGGATCTACCGCACTGATCCAGATTTGTACGCACGATTAAAAGCAGCGGCGCGGTGATGTATAGTTTGTGCATCCGGGGAAGCTGTGCCGACCCATTGGCCTGTGGCCAACACCCCTAAACCCCATTCCAGGACTACATCATGGCGACCCTGCGGTCTGACGTGATCGTGCCTGAGGTGTTTTCGGCCTACGTCGATGAGGCTGTTACCACCCGAAGCGCGTTCATCAATAGCGGCGTGATCCAGCCGCTGG